CTCGGCTGCGCTGATCACGCCGGCTGCAGCTGCGCCGACGAGCGACTGCTTTAAAACCTCGAAGCCTTGGTTTGTGGATATCTGCTCTAACGCGCCATCAAATGCCGCGGCTACCTTCCGGCTTTGTACCTCGGCTGTGTCACCGGTGTTTTTGATGTTTTTGACGATAGAGTCAAAGGCTGCGATGCCCTCTTTACCGACGCTCGATATCTTTTCCTCGGCCTTGGTAATGTCGACGCCTAGCCTGGTGAGCGCCTGGCTGACCGTGCCGTCAATGACCGTGGCAAATGTTTCAGCGTCCAGGGCGCCTAGTTTAAATGCCCGCTCGACGGCTGCCTGGAAGTCGGCCAGCTCTGTGGCGGTAAATTCCGACAGCGCTTCCCCCAGCGAGTCGTTGATGTCCTGGGCGGTAATTGCCGAATCCCTGGATAGCTGCTTGAGCGTGTTGCCTAAAAAGAATATATCGTCCGCGACCTTGAGGTCGTAGTTACCAAATACCTCATCGAGGGCGTCTTTGGATGATTCGGCTTCGGCTCGGACTGCCTGGAATGCTTCGACGCCCTGGCTAAACGCATCGCTAAGACCTGCGAATTCTTCTTTTGTTTCGCCTAGCTTTGTTTTGTATTCGTCGACAGCCTCGGTGCCGGTTATCCATTGCCCCGTGCTTTCGTTGAGTACCGCGGTGCCTGCCTGGATTTGAGCAAACATCTCATCGACGCTTTTGACCGCCTGCCCCGTTTGCTTATTAAAATCTTCAATGCGCCGTGTTTCTTCTTCCTGGGCGCTTGCTAGTAGGGTGTTAGCGCCTGCCAGGTCTTGCTTTGCGAGAACCAGGTCTTTGATCTTGCTGCCCAAATCCACGACTACTGCGGCAAGCGCTACGTAGGGCACGAGTCTCATCGCGGCTGTCAGCGCCGTGGTTGCCACTGTGGCTGTCGCTGTGGCCCCAGCTAGTCCCTTCGCCCCTAGTGCTGCTGCAAATCCCGTCACGCCCCTTACAAGCGCTGCGACCTTAAACCCTGCCCAGGCGGTTATGAGTAGTCCTGCGTTGTCGACGGCTACTTTGGCGGCGGCTGCCAATCCTTTCAGCGCCTCGATAGCGACGATCATGTTGTCGCTGATTTGCTTTGCAAATTTATCTAGCTGACCGGTGCGCTTAAACTCCGCAATCTTTTCGGTGACGATGGTTAGCTGGGCTTTGAGGTAGTCCAGGACGCCGGCTTCTGCCACCGTGTTGGCAAAACGTGACCAGGAATCACTGAGGTTGCTGACCAGGCCGCTGAATGTACCCATGTTGGCTACGGCTGCGCCCGATGATGCCTCGCCGATGGCGTCTACCAAGAGCGCGATTTCTTGGCGCCCCAGCTTGCCTGCTGCCGAAAGCTTTTGTAGCTCGGTGACGTTCTTGCCCGTGGCTTTTTCGAGCAATTCCCAGACCGGCACGCCTCGCTCGACCAGCTGGAGGATTTCTTCGCCCTGGAGCTTTGACTTAGCCCACGCCTGGCCGGTTGCCAGGATCAGGCCGTTCAGTCGGTCGTAGCCGCCACCCAGCTTTTCGTTTTGGTCTACGAGCGCTTGGAGCGTTCCGTTGGTGGGGTCGATGCCAAAGTTGCGGAGCTTGGTGTATGCCTCGGTGACCTGCTCTAGCTGCAGCGGTGTCTTCTTGGTGAAGTCTTCGACGAAATCGAGCGCGTCCCTGGCTCCCTTTGCGCTGCCTTCGACCGCTTCTAGCTGAATGCCTAGTTTCTCGAAGGTGTCGCCGGTCTTGATGATGCTTGTGCTGACGCGCCTCAAGGCTTCAAAGGCAACAAATCCACCAATAAAACGACTGAGCACGCCACCCAGGCCGCGAGTTTTGACGGCTGTCTCTTGTGCTGCTGTGCCGACGCGACGGATATCCCTGGCAGCGGCTCGCCCTGGTTGCTGCAATGCCTGGAGGCGCAGTTTCTCGAGCAGTGTGCGCTGTCGCTCACCAAACTTGGCGATCTTGGGCGTTGCCTTGTTGGACTCACGCCCCACGTCGCCTATGTCGTCGGCTACCCCGTCTAGGCCGCCCGCAGCGGCTCTCCTGGCGGCGTTGTCGATTCCCTCGATGTCTTTCTCTAGTCGATCAAGACCGCCCTGTGCGGCGTCGTTTGCTGCCCTACCGAGGTCGTTGAGTTGCGTTTGGAATTTGACGAGGGTTGCTGTCGCCTCGTCCTGCGCCTTGATGACGACGTTAAGCGTGGAGTCTTTGATTGGCATTTTGTATCCCTAAAAAAAAGGGCGACATAAAGCCGCCCGATATCGTGGTCGGTGGCCCGACCTGGGGTGTGTCTAGGTTTAGACGGCTTGCGCTACCTTCATAAACTTGGAGATGCCTGCTCCCGACTTGCTTGTGTCAGATAGGATCTCGAATTCGGTAGTCAATTCGCCAAACTCGTCACCGATGAAGGACAAGCCCTGGGCTGGGCTAAACTTCACGCGGTACATGCGAATCTCTACCAGGCTGCCGCTTTGTGCTTCGTTCAAGCCGTTGAAGTAAATTTCGTACTCCTGGCCTGCGTCAGTCAGTGCTTCCATGGTCTCGGAGACGCTCTTGCTGTAGTCGACTTCGATGCCCTGGTCATCAATTGATGTGCCAGTTGACAGCGTGATGCCGTTGTTTTCGAGTTCGTAGTCCACGCCTTCGACGTATGTGGTGCCTGCGCCGTCAGTGACTACCACTGCTACCGCAGGGTCGCGGATGAAATCAAACGGGATAAACTCGCCAGCTGTACCGGCTGTGCCGTGAGCTTCGCCTGTCACTGTGCCTGCTGTCGTTGATGCGACGGCGCCACGTAATGCCAGGGCCAGGTTCTCGGCGCTGAAGTCGTGCATTGTTACCGATCCAGTAACGGTGCTTACACGAGACACTGAGTTGCGGTTGCCGCCCGATGCTGTGGTGTAGTCGCTTAAAGTTACGGATTCTTCCTCGAATGAAACCTCAAGGTTTGAGCAGTTTCCGATGGCTTGCATGCCGCCGGCTGCGCCCTTTACCTTAAAATAGACCGGACCTTTGCCGATATAACTTCTGTCTGTCGTAGCCATTGGTTTTTTCCTCAGTTCTAGTTAGTTGCTCGTATCTTCTGGTTCCACGTGACCACCCACATTGCGATTCCCTTGCCGTTGCTCAATGGACCGCTGTACAGATTGTCTATCGCTATCTCATCGGGTATCGCGGCTCTGAATGTCTCCGGTCTATCCCACCTGGCGTATGTCACCAGACCTGCCAATTTCTCTATCAAGACCAGGGCCGTCTTGTGTCGGTCCTCGCCTCGCTTGTCCGCACAAATGACAAATGCGGCAAACTGTATTTCTGCCTCAACGATCCCGTTTCCCTGGGCGTTGAAGTTATTAATCCGTTCTATCGCCACGCGGACCGCTTGCTGCTTGGTCAACGTCCGGCCTAGCTCATCTTCCGTAAAGCGACCTGGATGCTCTGACACATCGATGTCTGGGAGATAGCTCGCGATGCCCTGGGTAACGGTTGCTAATGCTGTATCAATGGATGCCATTTGCTACCTTCCCTTTTCGCTATTACACGTTTTGGGGGCTTGGCTTTCACCTCGGAAAATTTCACACGTCACTTGGTGTACCCGTCTGCCCACAGGTTGATCGCTTTCTCGATCTCCTTGATGGCTTTGTCGCCGAATCCGATAAACGGTCGGGCGGGCATGTTGAGGTTTCGGGTGTGTGCGCTGACATTGATCCCGCCCTGGCGGGTGTGGGCGGGTATGTTGATCGAGCCTTTAAACCCGAATTGATGAATGGCGCCGTATGGGACGTTGGTGCCAATCTCGACCTGGGTGTCGCTCTTAACCTGGTAGTTAATGCTGCGCCGTAATGTGCCGGTGTCAGTCAGTGTTTGACCGCCCTGCTTCTGCGCTCGCTTGCTGGGTATCCAGGGGACGCCCTGGGGGCTGCTTTGGTTTCTAAATGACAGGGCTGTGCGTCGTTTCATCACCGCGCCTAGTGACCCCATCAGCTTTCGCTTGTCGGTTTCTAGTGCCTGGGTGATTGCGCTGTTAACCTGCGATATGTCGAGTTCTAGGGTTAGCTGGGCCATGAGAAAGATGACAGCGTTTCGCGTGTAAATTGCCGGTCATCGATGCCGCGTTGGGCGTAGACCTTACCGCCTTGGTTATTTTGGTCGGGCAGGTAGAGGGCCGCTTTTCCTGACGCCATATCTTTGAGTAACTGCATGGCCTCTTTGTGCCTCTCCTTGGCTTCATCCAGGGGCGAGGTTTCCTGCAAACGCAGGCGGGCTATGTCGGAGCTTATTGCGACTAAAATGGCAGGGACGGTCGCCAGGGGCAGCTGCACTACCTGGCTAATGTAGACGTCGATCACTTCTTTGGTGTCTGACAATGCCCTCTGAATTTGTACTGTGCTCAGAGTGTCGTTGTCGTCATCCCAGGCATAGCGTTCTAGCTCTGCCAAACCGAAGCGGTCTACTAAGTCCTGCTGGGTCGAATAGCTCATTCAGCTGCCTTTGCCTTGTACTTTGATCGTGGCTTAGGCTGTGGCTTGGGTGCTGGCTTAGGCTGCGCGATTTCTTTCACGCAGTGTTGCGCTCCTGCTAGTAGCTTTGGGTCACACTCTAGCGTTTCACCAACAACGAAAAGCCGGCCCTCTACTCTGACCGGCGATATTACTTCGTACTTCATTCGGGCCTCCGAAAAGAAAAAGCCCACCGTAGTGGGCCTTGGCCGTCTTAGGCGACGGTATCTTCGATGAAGTAGGCGCAGTCTGCTGAAAGGATAAGCTCCTTTACTGACTCTCCGACGCGCTGAATTACTGCGCCGCGAAGACCTACATCGTCATCCCGCTTGCTCTGGCTGATTCGCTGACCAAACTGAGCCGTGAGGCCGTAGGTCAAGCCGCGATCAGGCATTGCGCTTGCGTTCTTGTACATCAACAAAGCGTTGTCACCCCAGATGCGTCCGTAGGATGCGTCCTGGCCTGGGTTGCTTGAGTTGACCTTGGCGCGTCCTACAACGATTTCCTGCAAGCCAAGAAGGTTTGCGATCCATGCTAGTGGGACCATGCCCTCATCGCCGCTTGTGCCGTTGTAGGCTTTTACGACGCTGGGGTTGCGCTGAAGTGCAAGAGCACCGGTGTAGTCGATGACCATGAAGTTGGGACGCATAAATGGCACTTCGAGGGCGTCTGACAGCTGGATCAGAGGCTTGGACGCTGGGTCGCTCCACTGGTCTGTGCCGGTCAACGTCTCTTTGTTGCTATGCGCTGCTGCGTTAAACGTGAGGTCTGCTACGCGCTTTTCGCGGGCAAGCATCATCAGGTCAGTCAGAATCTCGACTGCGTTGCCCTGGGGATCAAATCCTACCTCGGCTGCTGCGTCGATATCTTTCTGTGGGATGACGTCCTGGAGGCCGTAGTCATGTGTCATTGAGCTTTGCTCAGTTCCACCGAATTCTACCTCGTTGAACGAACCCTTACGGTCGATTGTGGTGTCGGGCAGCGTGAAGCGGTCTGCTTTGTTGTACTCGATCCACTTGAATTCCTCGCCTGATACTGGTGCGCGGGGCAACAGGGCATCTGCGATGTAGTCTTCGTTACGGTAAGCCAGCGCAATTTGCGTGCGGACCTGGTCTGTTACGAAAGGTGAGTTAGCCATCTGATTTTACTCCTTTAGCCTTGGGCGATTAAGACATCGATGTGGTCGTCTGCGACCGCGCTAGCCATAGCGATGCCGATAACACGATCACCGGCGCTGGCTGTGATGGCCTTACCTGATGCGTTGGTAGTTAAAATGTCACCGCGGGTGATGTTGCCACCAGCGACTGCGTCTGCGATCCCGCCTACTACGACGTCTACGCGGTTGTTGTCACGACTACCGATGCGCTCTGCTACGCCGATAAGCGTGTCAGTTGCTGCGGTTGCAGTTACGACTTCCCCGTCTGCGGCGCCAAAAGTGACGAGCGTTCGACCGGCTACTGCGCCAGGCGAGACGAATGTTTTAATGTGGCGTGGTTGTGCCATGGTGGTTCTCCCTTTTTACTGAGTTACAGCCTGGACTGCTTCGGTGAATGAAACCGCGATGCCTTTGCCTTTCTGCTCGTTGCGGAAAGCGACGGCCTTGCTGGCGATGTCGTTGTCCGTTAGTGGCTCTGGCTCGGCGCCTTCTGATGGCGCTGCTTCGTTGAAGTCTGGCCCGTTGGCTTGGTCATCAAGAATCGAGAACAGCATCTCTGCTGCGCCCATGTTGTCGTCTTCGCCTTCGCCGAAAGAGATCATGGCGTCTGCATCGAGGTGCTTGGCAAATGCCAATACTTTCTCTGCTTGGGCTGGGACAAGCTTCTTGCCCTCAACCAGGCCATTTACTCTCTCTGCAAATTCTGCATTACGCGCTTCAGCTGCTGCTGCATTGTTCTCGGCTACTTGCTCTGCAAATGCTGCTTTCAGCGACTCAAGTTCGGCGCGGTCAGCCTCAAGGTCTGCGCGTGCCTGATCGACTTGCTCTTGGTTCATGCTTTGCTCCTGTGTCGACGGCTCGGCGTCGTCTGTGACTTGGTTATCTTTGGGCGTTAGCCCGAAGTGGCTAGCGATTCGTTGCAGCAGTGATGCCTCCTGCTCGAAATCATCGGCGGTTATTGCTGCCGAAAACTCCACGACGCCTTCCTCCGCTTCGCTGAATTGGACCGCTTCTAGTCCCTTCAGCGCGGGTGGCATAGCTCCCAAAAAGCCCACGTGACGCAGGTAGTAGTTGCCTGGCGTTGGGTTTGAGGGTGCGTCTGGTGAGTAGAACGATGCGCTCACTTTCTTGTAGGCGCCGTTCTGGACCTGCTCCATAAAGTCGTCATTGATCTGACGGGGCTTTGCGTGGAGGCCGGTCTCGTTAAATTCAATTTGACCTACCCAGCCAAGGCGGG